TTAGAAACAGGCCCGATACTAAGTACATCGCCAACTACAAACGGGGAATCATTAACCTTGCATACCAATTCAGCAGTAACTAGGGTTGGTGCACCTGCTAGTCCGTGCGTTAACGCAATAGTAGCGTTTGGGCTAATTGTCTGCTCTGCCGACACATAGGACTGCGTGAACATTGCCCCTGCAACCGCTGCCGCCACTTCGCCATCAACGTATGCCTTACTCGCTGCATCTGTTGGATCTGTTACGGCATCAACACCTTGGATTCGTCCAGTCCCGCCAAGAGTGATGGCTCCGCTAGTTACAACAGCGGAGTCAGCGGTTAGCGCCGCCAGCGTAGAAGCGCCAGTAACTGCCAGCGTTCCGGCTATAGTTGCCGATGCGCCAGATAGCGCGCCCACTGCCGCGATAGACGATGCCGCAGCAATTGCCCCAGTCACTGCCATTGTCCCGCCGACTGTCAGCGTGTTGCCGATAGTCGCGTTATTTTGGACAGTCGCCGTGGTAGTAATGACTGTATCAGAAAAGCCTACGTCACTAACGCCTAATGAGATCACCGGAAGCGACGAGTAGAATGCTTTGCCTCCATTTACAGTCCCGCCCTGTACTCGCACTGTTCGGCCTAATGGAAACTCATCGGTTGAATTGGCATCAAACGCCCGCACCCACGCGCCAGCGCCAGTCAAATATATGCCGTTATCTGCTACCGTAAGCTGGTTTTTTACCAGTACGCGACTAGCGCTAGTCAGAATACCGTCTATCGTCTGCTCCCCTGACAACATAAGCGGGCCAGTTGACGCGCATCGAACGGGCAGGAATGCTGCGAGGGCAGCAGCGGCTACCCCGTCAATGATGTCCAAGTTCGCATTCAGTTTCGTGCCCCATGTGTTAATGGAAGCGCCTACCTCTGGCTTAACAAGGCCGAGGTTAGTAGTCGTTGTGTCAGCCATTTTCTACGGACTCCCAAGTCACACCGTCAGGGTTTTCTTCAACATAGCCGTCAACAACATAGCCGGCCTCGAAATATAAGGACTCACCGACCCATTCAGGGACGATAGTGTCTGGCGCAGGGTAACTAACCAATTCGAGCGCCCCGCTGCACTGGCGTTGTGCCGTGAAATTGTGACCTGACGTTGTCGTCTGCCATTTCATCAACAGCAGAGTCAAAGAACGATGCCCATATTGTAGGGTCATCACGTAAGTACGCAGCGGCCTGTGTCAGTACGCCGTAGATATAAACGTCAGGGTGTGCGGACAGCAGCCAGTTTTCAAGCAATGTATCAGTCAGCGATGGCACTTTGCGAAAGTAGGTCATCTCGATTGTGATGGCAGCGCCAGGTACTGGAATCAACTCTAGCCGGTTGCCGACTATGGAGAAGTAGCGAGAGGCACCGGCAGCATGATTCGCACGTAATGCGTCAGCCGCTTGGGGTGTAACGTATTCGAGGGCAGTCACCGGCGAGCTATTCACCTGAATGTTGCGCATCTCAAGGAAATCAGCCGGTAACGTACTAAACTGCTTATCAATTACGGCAGTGACCCGATACTCCATGTTACGGCTTCGGATGATGCGGTTAATTCGCGCCTCGGCCAGTTCAATAAACGTGGGAATCATGTCCGTAAGGTCATCACGGTTTAGAAACTTGGCAATGGTGATCTTGAGCGCGGGCAGGTTCATATCTTATCGACCGTCATTAGATGGCAGTATTCGCGTGATTTTATCATGCCCAAAATATATGCGCTTGTTTCATCTTGGCTCATGTTGGCCTTGGTGCAGTGATTCTTCCACTGCCAGTAAAGCACAAGCGGGACAGTGGCCACTTTCTTGCCCAGCCCATGATCCTTGTTGTTTACACCTGAATTACGCTCTGCTTTGTTGTTGTCGAGAATCAGACCAACATCCTGCTTTTTCTCGATGACTGCCGTATCGGTCGCTGCGTCATAGTGAAAGTATGACGTTATGCCCGTGAAATCGTCGTGAGAAAGTAGCCGTCCAGCCATTGCAAATACCTCAGATAAAAGAAGGGGGCCGAAGCCCCCCGCTTGTTTAGGTCAGGTCACGAGCAACGCCGTGTGCCTTCTCATTGTGCACCTTCAAGCCCCACTCGGTTACGAGCAGCATACGGTCTGCATCGCCAGTCTTTGCGAGGTTGATCTTCTCGAAAGGGCGCAGGAAGCATACCGAGGCCATGCTGGTATCAATGTGGTAAGCCACATCGGCAGCGATGAATCGGCTAGGCACAATTTCCAAATTACCGAAGTCGGTAACGTAGATGTCAGCCGCGCCGACAATAGTGCTTTGCTTTGCGCCACTTGCGTTATAACGCTGAGCAGCAATGCCGGGGAAGGCAGAGGCTTTCTGTTTCAGCGTAGAGCCAACCAGCAGCATCTTGGCGTTACCGCCATTTGCCCACACCTTGGCCTGCACATTCTTCAGGATAGTCTCAGACCATGCGCGAGGCGTACCCGCACCAGCAGCAGCATTTGGGTAGCCTGATGTTGTGCCGGAGAGAGTAGGATTTGTTGCGGTTGCGCCGTTGTCGGTATTGGTGCGAAGGAACGCGCCCAAACCGGCAGACTTGCGGGCGGTAGAGCTATTGCCTGCAACAGCGGCCTGACCGGACACCATCGTCAGCTCCATGTCACGCTTCAGCTCGGAGGCAGACTTGGCCATTTGGTAAGCCATTTCGGACTTACGACCAGCCTTATCTACAGCTTCGAGCGAACCAGACACGGATACAGTCTTGCGGCTGATCTGTGTGTAGTTGCCCATGCGAACGGTCGGCGTTGGCTCAACAGCTACAGCATCATCGCCTTCGATCTGGGCATTGGACAAGCTAGCGGCTGCTAGTGCGTCTTCCTGCCACTCGAAGTACGTCGATTTGGCTGTGCCCTTGCCGATATTTGACATGAACGGGGTTTCTTCTGGGCTGATGTTATAAATAACATTGGCCAAGTCTTCGCGGATGCCTTTTGCATCGTAGGTATCGAAGGTATTTGTAGGTTGTCCCATGACGGTATTCCTTTATAAAAGAGTTTTGAAGTAGGCGGCAGCGTCTTGCACTGTGCCCGATTTTGCCAAGCGTGTTTTGATCTTGCTCTGCTCGCTCCCAACAGTCTTGGGTCTGGCGTTGACGACCGGAGTGGCCTTAGGCTTCACCTCCTGACGTTTCGCAACCAAATCCCGATACTTCATAGCGTCACGCATAAGAGCCACGGCGCGGGCATCATAGAGTTGTGATAGTTCTTCATCACTGTACCCATAAGCCTTGCCAGTCTCGCGTACCTTAACCTTCTCTGCTTTGGCTACGTCTTTGTCCAGCCATTCTGGAATTAAGGACGCTAAAGCCTCTTGCTGATCGGCCAGATACTTCTGCATCTGCTGCTGTTGTTCGTGCTGCTGTAAGCTATTTAATCGCTGCTGCTCCTGCTCCACTGCCTGACGATTTTGCTGATACTGGAAGACCTGACTTAGTTGCTTGGCGTATGCAATCGGGTCTGTGTACTGCAAGCTCTCATCAATCTGTGGCTCATCGGCTAGCTTGGCGCTTAACTGCCCTAGCAACTGCGCGTACTGAGCGCGTTCATTGCGTACAGACTCATATTCCTGCTCGGCTGCTTTACGCTGCTCTGCAAGCTGCTGTGTCTTCCGCGTGTAGTCTTGGGTGCGCGAATAGCCTTTGAGTAACTCATCTTCCGGTACTTCGACTTCTTCACCGTCAATTTTGACTTTGAATGTCTTGGCTACCGGCGCTGGCTCATCATCACCTTCGTCTACTTCTTCCTCTGATTCGGCCTCGTCATCTACCTCGTCGGTAGCGACTACCTCGTCATCGGTCTTGGCCTGACTCTCATCTACTTCCTGACTCTCGTCAGATAGAATACCCATCATGGCGGCTGTTGCATCGAAACTTCCGTTAGGAGTCGTTTCAGTGGTCATAATATCACCTATTTCTGTGCTGCGCGATGGCGGCGGTTTTTAATGTCTACTTCGGCTTTTACCCCTCGCTGCTCAACGATTCCAAGCTCGTAGCGCAGCTCCTCAAGGACTTTGGCCTTGATGTATATGCGCTCGCGCAACTGGCTGTCTGGCTCTGCTGAGTTGAGAAAGTCGTAAACGTACTTGTCGGCTAGCGACTTGAACGCATCAATAAACACCTGGCTCTGAAGAATCTGTCTCGCCTCAGAGCCGCGTTGGACAGTTTGTTCTTCCTTTTCCATATCATCACCTTTGTGTGTGCCGCCCGCGTTATTGCGAACGCTCTGGGGCCGAAGCCCCGAGTTCTTTAGTCGTCCATCTCATCTTGCTGGATAAACCCGACAGCGCCCTCAATGTTTGCCTGTCTGGCCTGCATCTCAGCCATCATTGCACCAAGCTGCTGGACTGCCTGTGTTAACTGGCTTTGATCCGTATTCTTAGCCTCAGCATCGTATGCCTTCTGGATTGCATCACGCTCATCTTTGGCCATTTGCTGCAACAGCTTGGCCTTCTGCATTTCAAGTTCAAGCATCATCTGCTCGCGCTGCATCTCTAGCTTGGCCTGCTCATTCTGTATCTTAGCCGCCTGCACCATTGCATCATGGTCTAGCTTTTGTTGCTTAGCATACAATTCGGCCTCAATTCTCATCTGTGCAGACTGTGCCTGTAGCTGTGCTTTCTCTTGTTCGACCTGTGCCAGCATCTTGGTCGCTTCAGCATTAGGGTCAGTCTGTGGCTCGCCTTGCTGCTGTGGAACATCATAATCCATTGGCACCGGCATCCAGAATTGAGCCGCATCCTTGAATCCAGCCAGTTCGGCTATCTTGGCCATCGTGTTACGAATCTGCCCAAGCGTCACCACTCCGTTGTTGGGGCCAAGTGCACTGTACGTCTCGCTCTGCTTTTCCCATTGGTATTGCAGCATTGCCAATCGCTGCTCTGTAGTGCCTGCTGATAGTGCGACATTGATTGTCACATCCATCTTGGCGTTCCAAGGGCGAGGGTCAACAGGGATAAACTCGTTGCGTAAGCGGACAATGCGCGGCTGATCTTGGTTTGTAACCATCAATTCAAGCAGGATGGCGTACATACGCTTCAGGCCATTGGCAAAGTTCCGGCAGATTAGCTCAATCTGGCCTTGTCCGCTCGCAATGGCAGCATTAGCCACCTCTCGGGTTACGTTACCAAGCATCGCCGCATCAACGCCCATAGAAGCACCGGTAATGCCTGTGCGTGCTTCTTTGACTTGGCGCATATAGTCCAGCACTGGGAAAGCGGCCTGCCCGTTAAACGGCTGTGATAGATTGGTCACACCATTAGGTGTCCGCATACGGATGATTGCGCCGATCTCATTATTCAGCACATCCTCGATATTAGCGTCATTCTCAACAACGCCAAGCCTTGGGGAAATAGACTGGGCGAGGCTGTCGAGGGTTAGCCGTAGGATTTGACTGTTAATACGCTGAACGTCATATAGGCGGTCAAACATCCCCTCAGAGAAGAAAGCGTGAGGGTTTGGCGACATGGACAGCTTGAAGAATGGAATGGTATCGACTGGCTCTGACTTTAGAATCTCGTACCCTGGCCCTGCCGTACAGACCTTGAGCAGTTCGGCTATGCCGTCACCATCCAAGTCGTAGCGCGTGTACGCCTCAACGTACATGACCTTCTGCATCCCTTCATTGGCAGACATAGCGCCCGACATACCGTTATTAGGCTGCCGTGCAACTACCTCAGCATTAGTGGATAGTTCGCTGTCGCCAACGTACTCCATCATCTCCTCACGGTCATACCCCATGGATACGAGTTCGTTGACCGTAAGATGGCACCGATGCGCCACAATCTCAGCGTCATCAAAATCAGTGGCGCGGCGGTCGATAAGGAATTGCTCTGGAGGCAGGGCCATAACCCTGAATCGCTTTTGGGTAATCTCCCGCTTCAGGATGGCATCGAACGTGCCGTCTGCTGCTTGGCCGACCTGTAACTCTCCGTCTTCACCGGCCAGCACCATAACGCCTTGCTCATCCAGCCCTTGAAACTGCTGAACGCTTACGTCTTCTTCTTCTTCATGCCATACCTTGCCAATGCCATCGCCAAATAGCAGGCCATCGACAGCGCAGTCTCGGAATTGACTGTACCAATCATTGTCCTGATCTAGGACGAAGTTCACATAGTCGGTCGCCTGCTCAGCGGCGGCTACATCCTCTTGCGTCCGAGGCTGGAACTCGACAACGCGCTCGCCTCCAAAGAAAGTACGCTGCACGCTCGGCAGGATGGACTGCACCACGTCATGCACATCACGGCAGACTACCTGACTCCGGCCATCAGTTTCATCGCCAAAGCGGTCGCCTCGATAGTATTCCATTGCCTTGGCACGGCCAGGGCTAACTTCCTCATCAATGTAACTTACCGCGTCCGTCAACATGGCCGCTAGCGTGTGCTCAAAGTCTTCTGGTAGTTGGGCCATGTTATTTGCCTATTAGTCCGTATGGGAACGAGGGTTTATCTTCCTCATCGTCTAGCATTGTACGGTAAAGCCCACGATTTGTGGCCTTTGTTATTTCTGGGTTTAGGAGGCCGGATCCGGTTTTTTGGCCGTTCAGCGCTAATAGATCGGATTCATTGCGGCGCATCGGGTCGAAGGCGGCGAAGCGTGAGCGTAGTTGACTTGGGTTGGTGAAGGCATAGCTTGTGCCATCGCCTTCTTGCTGATTCTTGTAGCTGACACCATCATAGTCGTTTTGCGCCAATACATCGCGCATCTGTTGGTCGTAACGGCCTTTCTCTTTCCAGTCAGTGTCGATTGCACTAGCTATCTGCTTGCCCTTGCCCTTAGCGAGCAACCCTTTCTTTTCAAGCTGCGGCGCTAATGCGTCAGCATGGAATGAGCCTTCATCTTTAACGCGCAGCATGTTTGCGTACTTGCTAGACATCAGCGGAATAATGTTCGCCTCATCTGCGTAGTTGACGCCGCCTGCACCCATGGCTTTGGCTCTGTTGTCAGCCTGCTCTAATGTGCCAACATGAAAACCAAGGTCAGACTTAGCTGGATCAATTACACCTGAGCTAAGATCGCCTCGCGTTGAGTGATAAAGCTCTTTGCCGCGTGCAGTGTTGAAGCCCATAGCTTTGGCACGCTGCATCGGCGTATTGCCCGCCGGCAAGCCCAGTCCGCCCTGCTCAAAAGGAAGTGCTGCATTGCGCTGTGCCGCCGCCATGCGACGGTCTGCCTCAGTCTCGAAGCGGTTTATGTTTTGTGTGTTAGTGCCTGATCCGGTGCCGCCTTGGATGCCTAAGCCTGTTGGATCGTAGCCAAACTCTAGGATTGAGTCTCCAGAGGTATAAAGCTGACCAGCAGGAACGGTCTTTTTAACGATCTTAAAGTTTCCACCAAGCGCACCTAAGCCATGTTCTTTTGCATAATCCTTGGATGTAGTAACCCAGTCGCCAGCATTTATTGGATAGGGCTTTTTGTCTGCGCCATCTGGCAACGATTGAAGCCTCTGGCGTTCCGCAGAAGCCCAGTCGTAATAGTTACCTTCGCCTGAGTAGCTTGCGGGAATCTTCTTTCTCCGCATGTAATCAGCCATATCTCTTTCAAGGCCAGCGATCTGCTCGTCTCTTGTCTTTTCAAATGGGACTGCGCGGTAAACGGTTACTTTCGACTCTGGCTTTCCTCGCAACTGCCTAGCAAGCGCAAATGTCTCTGCCTCGCCTCGCTGACCAGACCCGTAATACTGTGCGCCATGCGTGTAAACATCCTCTGGATACACGCCCTTAGCTAAATTGCTCAATGGTGCGCCAGAATCTTTATCTGGGGCCCTATGTTCACCCTGATAGCTAGGCTTATCGATATTCAGAACACCACCAATATCACCCGCACTACGGCCACGCGTAATACCACGAATCACATTGGAAGCCAGTCGGCCAACAGGGATAACGCCAGCCAACGATCCGGCTGCTTGTCCATAGTTGCCTTTGGCTGCGGCTAGTCGCGCATCATCAATGGCTAACCCGCCCGATGCGAACGGGACGAAATCACCGGGCCGCAATCCGAGTGGGCCGTATTCTTTACGCAGTGCGCCATAAGCAGCATCTGCGCGTGCCGCTGCATCGCCTTCCTGCTCAAGTAAGCCGGTAGCGGGTAATAAGCCCATTGATCGAGTCATAGCCGGGTTGCTTTTGCCCATGCCGCCAGCCGCCTTGAATGCTTTATTCTTGGCGACCTGCTCCTCGAACCACTTACTTACGCTGGACTTAGCATCATCTAACAGCCCCATGTCTGGCGCTCCTGCTGGATTATTGGCCAATCATACCATTTTCAGACCACGGCGTAATGGGCCAGATACAGTGCCTTGTTCGCGTATGGATAGGCATAGATAGCGCAGACCATCGGCACAGTGCGAATGACCATCGTGCACTGGCGTAGACCTATACTCGCCGGTTGAATCATTCAGTTCGCGCCGGTACATACTCAAGGAAGTGACTGCCTTCTCGACCTTCTTATCAAACCACATTCGAGGCAGTGTCAGCCTGACGGCATGAATACCATCCTCCAGCGACTGCCTGGGGGCGATTCTAAAGTTAATTCCTAGTGAGCGTGCCACTTCAAGGCGAGAGAGGCCGCTACCAAGCTCCCTGACAGCTATGTCATGCGGTGCCCAATGGTCGCCGTACAGATAGCCCTTGTCGGCTAACACCTTGGCATAGTGCGGCAAGCCTTCCCCGCTCTGCTCATAGTAATCAATCAGCCGTACTTCATTCCGATGGATCTGGGCAAACCAAATGACGGTAGCATCGCCAACACCTAAATCCCATGCGGTAATGACAGGTAGCGCCACATCGTAAACAGATAGATTGGTACGACCATCGCGCCGCGCTTCAATTATCTCCTTCTTGTATATCGAGCCATCGGTAAACTGGCGGAACTTACCCTCCCAAATGAACTCGGCTTCCTCGAAGTCGGTCGCTTTAAGATGCTCCATTTCTCTACGTAGCACATCGGGGAACCATGGGTTATCCGACCAATTGACGTTCACAACCCATGAATCAGGCTGTGGATGCGCTACAAACCGCTGCCATGTTGCATCGTCTGGATGGTTAGGATTGAACGTGGCCCATATCTCAGAGCCTTCTTTGCGGATGGTAGGCACAAGCGTAGACCAGCTCGTCTCGGTGACTTTCTCAGCTTCTTCGACCCAACAAATATCAACGCCTTCCATGGACTTAATCTTTGGAGTGTTATGTCGCAAACCCTCAAAGATAAACTCGGAGCCGTTAATGCCTCGAATGCAGTCGCGCAACACCGTATAGAACGAGCTAAGCCCCATTGCCACGATCTGATCACTCAGCAGCTTGTGCACTGACTCGTCTAGGCTGTTTTGCAGCTCTCTGGCGCAAAGGACGCGGGTTGGCTTTTGACTGGCGATAACCAGCAGTGCTATTGCCACGCCCCATGACTTGCCTGATCCGCGACCCCCCCAAAGCACCTTATAGCGCATTGGATCGAATAGAGGCCTCAGCTTACTCGGAAGCTGAATCAACGAACGTCACCTGCAAGCCCTTAATCGGCCCGCCATCGGCTCCAGTCAGCTCGGTCTTGTTTTTCTCTGTGTAGTCATCAGGGAATCGTGCCGCCATTGAACGAGACCACAACGAGGCATTCACCTTCTCGCCCTGATGAGACTCAACCAGGTGCGTCTGTGCAATTGTTTCCCACCAATCTAGGCTTGCAGTCTTAGCGATGGCCAAGGCGTGAAGAAAATCAGGGTGTTGCTCTGCCCAATTCAGCAGAGTGCGCTTACTGACGCCGCACGCGATAGCCATCTGTGCAACAGACTTGCCCTTGAATCCCTCTGTGATGATGGTTTCACAGAACTCGTCTCTGTACTGCGATGGACGACCGAGGATAGCCTTCGCCTTAGCGATTGCGATGTCGTCGCTGTAATCGTATGCAGGACTGTCTGGATCTTGATATGATGGATGTGTCATAGCCAATCCTCTCGGTTGTTGGCAAAAAGACCTGCCCGAAGGCAGGGCGGATAAATTGGTTCATACCCCCATCTTACC